AACTTTGAAAGGGATACTAGAAAGAATACGTGGATACATAAACCTACAGAGGGCTGGAACAAGGCTAACTTCTACCTAGACCACCCTGACCGTAAAGGACGTATGGTAAGAGACCCTAGTGTAAGAGCCACTACAGCCAAGTCAGGTAATACTGGTATGCACTGTGAATATACAATCTTTGACGATATAGTTACAGATGAGAATTGGGATACAGAGGTAGGTAAGAGAGACGCTCTTAACTGTTATAAGTCCTTCGCTAAGATTATGTCTGCGGGAGGAGATTGGATTGCTGTAGGTACTAAGTATAGTGAAGATGACCTATACACTAAGATGCTAGATATAGAGTACGTAGTAGCAGGAGTAAAGTATAAAAGATGGGATGTCTTTGAAAGAGTAGTAGAAGACTCTTATAGACGTACTGGAGATGGTAACTTCATATGGCCTAAGCAACAAATGCCTAATGGAGAATGGTATGGGTTTGATGAGGAAGAGATAGCCATTAAGAAAGCAGATGCTTTAATAGATGGAGATATAGGACTCTTCTACGGGCAGTACTATAATGACCCTGCTGATGAGTCTACTCATGTAATTAAACAGAGTGACTTTAAGTATCTAGACCCTAAGCTACTAGAACAGACAGGTAAGGATTGGTTCTATAACGATAAGAAGCTTAAGCTATATGCTTCTGCTGACTTAGCTTGGACAGACAGTAACTCTATACATGCTAAGAGAAGAGATTTTACAGCGTTATCAGTAGTAGGTATATGTGATGAAGGTTATATATACGTATTAGCTTTAGAAAGGTTTCAGACAGATAAGCCTGAGATCTACTACGAAAAGATTATAGAGATGTATGAGTATTGGGAGTTTAAGAAGATAACAGTAGAGACTAACTCCGCTGGTAAGATTATAAAGAACTTCCTAGAAGATGAGATTAGAAGAAATGGTGGAAGGTTAGAAGTAGATGGTAAAGCCCATGTATCACACTCTGGGAAGAAGGAAGAGCGTATAGCTCAATCCTTACACCATAGATACAGAAATGGTACTATCTTCCATACTAAAGGCGGTTATACTAAGATGCTAGAAGAAGAGTTAAAGCTAGCTAAGCCCCCACACGATGATTTAAAAGACACATTAGCTATTGCAGTGTCAGAATGTGTAGCTCCTTTAAAGAGGCGTTCACATAACAAACGATCAGGGAATGTTGTACAGTTGTCTAAATACGGTGGAAGCCGCAGAGGAAGAAGATAATGGCTGGAGAGTCTGCTACTAGTTTACAAAGTATATCTACAGATACAGACAAAGCTGCATTTATAACACAGCTATGGATGCAATGGGATAGAGACAGAGAAGGAGCTATATCTAATTGGAGAGAAGTAGAATCTTATAGATATGCTACTAATACTGGACAGTTAGAGAACGTATCTAACTCCTTTACTCATAGTACACACATACCTGTAGTAGCTACTATCGCTCAAGATTTAGAGGCTATTATACTACAAGTAGTTATGCCCCATGAGGATTGGTTTACATTTCAACCTATGGACCTTAACGCAGCTAGAACAGAACAACGCACAGCTATACTGTCTTACTTAAAAGATAGACACTCTCTTAACGGATTAGTTAATGAAGTCTCTAAGTTAAGAACAGATTTAATAACTACAGGTAACTCATTTTCACAAGTTATACATGTAGATGAGTCTACTGAAGATAGGTCTGGCTACATAGGCCCTAAGGTTAAACGTATAAGCCCTTATGATATAGCTTTTGACCCTACAGGTTCAACCTTCTCAGATGCACCTAAGATTATAAGAGAAGTAATATCATTAGGAGAGTTGTTTAAGAGAGGAAAGAATGGAGTATTCCCACAGGATGTAGTTACCCGTATTCTTAAAGAACGGGCATTTGGGGCTACTAGTGACGGTAATGACGATAAGAATGAACAGTATGTCCCTAGAGGATTTGGTACATATCAACAATACTTAACATCAGGGTACGTAGAGTTACTATGGTTCTATGGAGATATATATGATTCAGTAACTATGGAACTACACGAGTCTCGTATGATTGTAGTAGCAGATCAAGATGAGTTACTACTAGACCAAGAGATACAAACAGCTGATGGTAAGCCTTTTATATTCCAAGCTGTATGGGAGAAGTTACCTGATAACCTTTGGGGTATGGGGCCACTGGAGAATATCATAGGTCTTAACTACCAAATTAACCACAGAGAGAATAGTAAGAGTGAAGGATTAGATAGGACTATATACCCTGATAAAGTGTATCAAGGTGACGTAGAAGAGATGTACGATGAAGATACAGGGCAAGTTACCTACCTAGCACCTGAGGGTGGAGGAGTGTCTGACTTAGCTATTAGCACTCAATTCCTTAATGCAGATTTACATATAGATAGACTTAACCACGCAGCAAGGCAAGCAGCACGCCTACCAAGCGATCTAACCGGCTTTAGGTCTCAAGGCGAGAAAACCCTAGGGGAAGTAACTGCGTTGACTGACGGAGGTATGAGAGGCTTTATAGACAAGGCAGCTGACTTCGAGATTAATATGTTAGAGCCTATTCTTAAAGCAGAGATAGAATTAGCAGTAACTCACTTTGGTTCGTCCATGTTAGTTCCTACTAAGACAGAGAGTGGGTTCCTTAGTATGATTACTTTAACTAAAGAAGACTTGTCTGTTAATGGGTTACTAGTCCCTAGAGGAGCAAGAAGATTTGCTAGGAAGAATCAACTATTAGCTAACTTAACTCAACTAAGTCAAACTCCATTAGCTCAAGTAGCTTTAGCACATACATCAGGTAAAGCAGCAGCTGCTCTAATGGCAGAGTTATTAGAAGTACAAGACACAGGGTTATTTGAAGACTTCGCTCAGATTACAGAGCAAGGCGAAGCACAACAGCTTCTTAATCAAGAAGAGCAATCAGCAGCTCTAGCATCTAGCCAACCTGGGTTAGAAGAAGAGATTATAACGCAAGGTTTACAAGGTATAGAGGAAGAATAGATGGCTAATATAAGAGTGCCTTCCTTCCTTACTAAACTAGACAAAGAAGAGAAGACAGAGATGATGAAGCAGTTTAAGTCTTGGAAGGCTTGGACTGTATCAGAATACTTGGTAACTCACCTTCAAGAAGAGTTAGACCGACTCATCGTAGAAGATGAAAGAGATACCTTTTTATCATGGTTTCAAACCCGATGGAGCAGAGCGAAGCGTTTAGGTAAACGTGAGCAGCTTCGTCAACTAATCAAGGATCTACAATAGTAGATTTAGGAGCAATAGAAAATGCCAGATTTTAGCACAGACCAGACTGCTAATCAAAGCAACAACGAACAAACAACCGACCAGTTGACGTTCAAAGTAGGTGAAAGAGAGTATAGCGCAGAAGCAGCAGCTACTAAAATAGCCGCATCTGATGAGCATATAAACCGTATTGAAGCAGAGAATGCTGAGATTCGGGCTTCCTTAGAAGCTGTACAACTAGATAACAAATCTAGGATGTCAGTAGAAGAGGCTCTAAAACAACTACAAAACCCAGCAGAAACTCAAGAGAGCCAAACTCCTCCTTCTACAGAGGGAATGAGTGTGGAACAGATCGGAGAGATAGCTAGTAAACAGTTAAAGGTATTGATGGATGCACAGACCCTAGAGGCTTCAGAACAAGCAGCTAAGGATAAAGCACTATCTACCTTTGAAAGTACCAAGGGTGTACTAGAAAAACAGTTCGGAGATAAGACAGAAGAAGTAATGAATACTAAGGCAAAAGAGATGGGAGTCTCTATTGATCACCTTATTACCTTAGCTTCTGACCCTGTTACTTCAAGCTTACTTCTACAATCCATGAAGGTACGTAGTCCTGTTACTCAAGCGAACCCATCTAGTTCGTTTAATACATCAAGTTTAGGGAATGTACCTGCTCCTAGTGACAACCCAACTTGGTATAAAGGGAGTTCTACAGATATTATGAAAGAGCTTCAATCCAGACGACAAAATCTCTAAAGGAGAGAAATAATGCAAACAACTGGTAATAGTACCAATATCATACGCCAACAGATCTATTCTGATGGCCTAATGGAGTCATTCAAGGATAACCTATTAGGGTTAATCTTACTTAATGACGTAACGAGTATGTTCCCTGATGGGGATACTTTCAATGTTGATCAGATTGGTCAAGCTACATTGTCTGATTACTCAGAAAACTCAGAGATAGACTACAGTGCAATCGATACATCTCGAATCACTTTAGCACTTACTGACTATGTTCAAGATGGTTTCTACATCACTGACAAGTTAAAGATGGACTCTTGGAAGTCTGACTTGTTATTCTCTAAGCGTATTAAAGAAAGTATGTTTGCTTTCGGTAAGCGTCTAGAAGGTGACTTGTACAATGCAGCGAATGCTTCACAAACTGCTGCTAATACAAATACCATCAATGGTCAACCTCACCGTATAGCTCTAGCTAGCACCTACACAGCTCAAGCTTTTGTAGATACTCTAGCTGATATCAAGTTATCTTTTGATAAGGCTAATGTACCTGAAGCTGGTCGAGTTATGATCGTAGATAGTACTGTTGAGAATGTCCTTAACAAGCTTGCTACTGGCGCAGTGTTAGTAGCTGACAGTCCTCGCTTCGAAGGTTTGTTAGAGTCAGGCTTTGCTAAGAACCACAGATTCGTACGTAACATCCACGGATTTGATCTATTAGTATCTAACCTGTTACCTTCTGGTATTACTGAGACAGTTGATTCTGTAGCAGTTACAGATGGTGTAGCTAACTTAGCTATGTGTATCGCTGATGATGACACTAAGCCAATGATGGGTGTTATCCGTCAACGGCCTACAGCTGAATTTGAGCGTAATGTCTCAATGAAGCGTGACGAATGGTCTGCTACTTCTATCTGGGGCTTTGCTTCAAATAGACCTGAGAGTCTAATCGTTTTACTTACTGATAATACTTAATAGGAGGTTTATCATGGCTTTAGAAGATACTGGAGGTCGTCAGACCTTCTACGGGCAATTGCCTACTAAGAATAAGTTCGGTGGTAAGATTGCCTCAGCTGGTTCTGTTAAGGAACTTCGCTACACGTTTGACTACTCAGACATGCCAGCAACCGATAGTGGTAACGTAATGGTCTCTGCTATCCCTGCTGCTTCTAAGATTGTCTCTGCGGAGATGAAAGTAGGAACAGCATGGGTTGGTGGAACTAGTGTTGCTATCGGTCTGACAGACCTAGATGGTACTGCTAATGATCCAGATGGATTGATTACAGCTACTCAGGGAGCTACGGCTAACTTGACTGCTGGTTCTATTCATACAGGTACAGGTACTCTAGTGGGTATTGTTGGAGATGCTACGGCAGCTCAAGCAGTTACTTCCCTAGTAGTTGGTACTTATACTGCTGGTGATGCGACTCTGATCGTCAAGTACATCCCTTTTGGTGCTGATGCATCATAAATAGAATAGGGGCTTCGGCCCCTTGACTTACTAAAGCAAAGAGTGTATAATGGCTAAATTAACTTTATTATCTATAGTAAATACCTATATGGATATGACTGATGGATTCAGAGTATCTAGCATAGACGACACTATTGACTCTCAACAAGTAGCTGCTATAGCTGAGAAAGTCTTTCACGATATAGTAAGTGAAGTCTTTAATAGTAGCCTATCTAGGAGCCTAGTACAACTAGCTGCCCTAGCAGATTCAACTAAACCAAATTACTTAAAGTTACCAGATACAGTTCTTAATGTAGAGGGTAATCAAGTTATGTATAACATAGCTACAGGTGGGGTCAACTCAACTCTTAAGTTTAAAGAGATACCTTTTATGACCCCCTCAGACTTCTTAAATGAATTAGGCCAAAGAAGCACTAACCAACCTAACACAGAGATAATCACTGACTTTAGTGGATATCGATTTGTAGTACAGAATACAACAGCTCCTCAATTCTTTACGTCTTTTGACGATGCACACCTTGTATTTGATTCATACGATAGCATTGTAGATAGTACACTTCAATCAAGTAAGTCAGGTATAGTAACAGCACAACAACGTTCCTTTACTAACTCTGATACTTACGTTATAGACCTACCTGAATGGTTCCACACTGGTTATCAAAATGCAGTTATATCAGAAGCTAGTATGGCACTAAGAGAAGAAGCCTTACCAAGCATAGCTAGAATGGCTAGGTTAGCAGTACTAAGGGCTAGGAAGAAGTTAAGAGTAGGCTCACACAGTAGAAAAGTAAACTATGGAAGGAAGTAAACATGAAAGAAGTTAGAGTAGTAGGAAAGACTAAAGCAGGTAAAGAGATAGGGTATAGAGTACCAGATGGTAAGAACCTCTATGAGATTGCCTTTAAGTCAGGAGGAGAAGTTCCTCGTAAGTTACATGGAGGTTGGAATGATATTAGACAGATGGAGATTGCTATTAATCGTTATATAGATTCTACTGACGATAGAGTTAAACAAAGCAAAGCTAAGAAGAGTGCTTAAGAATGCCAAGAGCTAGAGGGGATAAGGAGTATAGGTTACCTGTAAAGGGGCTAAACACTGAGGCTAATGTCCTAGACTTTCCTCAGGAAGCTGCTGTAGACCTAACTAACTTAGAGTTAGAACTTAACCCTATGAAGCTTAAAGTACGTAAGGGGCATACTTTCACAGTTGCTACTAATAGGTATAGTAGCTCAAGTAATGAAGGAGACCATGCAGTTACAAGTTTCCTATGGAAGGCAGTAGCAGGAGACTCTGAAACTAATCTACTTTGTATACAAATAGCTGGTAACCTAGTTTTTATAGATGCAAGTAGTACAGACCTAGACTCTTCTGTAGGAGGAGTTAGCCTAGTCCTATCTGACATAGCTTCTGGGACAGTTAAAGGTACATCAGCTTTGTCTAGCTTTAGACCTCTACAGTACACTTCAGTGAAAGGGGATATGGTTATTACATCAGAAGCTATTAACCCAACTCTTGTAGAGTACGATGTAGCTACAGATACCTTAACCTTCTCTGAAATGGCTATTAACATAAGAGATACAGAAGGATTAGAGTCTGGTGTAACCACAGATACAAGAGCAGTTCTCCTAGCTAACTACCCAGCAGCAGATACAGCGTCTTCAACATACCCTACAATGACAGAGAACCACGAGTATAATCTCTATAACCAAGGGTGGTATCAAGATAGGAGAGTGGTAGCAGCTGCTGCTGAAGTAGATGTAATAGCAAACTTTATAACTGATACTAGTTCCGATCCAAGTAATGCAGATATAGTATACTTAGGGATGGTAGAGAGCTCAGGGTCTTTAATATTTGATGCAGACTGGTTGGAAGATCATACATTCGGTTCTAGCCCTGCACCTAGGGGACATTACGTAGTAGATGCTTTTGATATAGATAGGGCAGCAATTATCCTAGACAAGGACGACTCCGGTGAATACACAGGAGGGGGTAAGATAGTTCCTCCTTTTATTTGGGTTGATATACCTGGGGACCCTCTGTAATGGCTATAGCTAATGAAACAATAGACGAGAGGCCTGTATCATCTGTGTACACAGCAGGTAGGTTATTCTACCTAGTTAATAACACTGTATACTACTCTCAGGTTGCAGAAGGTAACAACAGGTCTTCCTTATCTAAATGCTATAGTAAGAATGACCCTACTGCCGAGGTAGCCAGTGATATATTAGCTACAGATGGTGGGACAGTTCCTGTCAATAGCGCTTCTGGTGGAATAGCTATTAGAGAATCTTCTAATGGAATACTTATATTCTTTAGTAATGGAGTATGGGAACTAGCAGGGCCAGAGTCAGGGTTCACTGCTACAGAGTTCTCATTAAGAAAGGTAACTGATGCTGGTTGTGTATCAGCACAGTCTATCGTTCAAGTAGATGGTAACTACCTATACTGGGGTTACAATAAGGTACATTCTATTAGCACTAATCAGTTTAGCGTATTAGAAGAAGAAAGTATTACAGATTTAACTATAGAGACATTCTATTCAGATATAACCTTAGTAGGTAAGAAGTTCTCTACTGGGTTCTATAACTCTAAGACTAACTCTGTAGAGTGGATGTATAACACTCATACCAGTGAGGTAGCTACGAACTTACTGTACTCACATAATAAGGGACTGACGTTAAACCTAAAGACTGGAGGTTGGTTCCCATTAGACTTTAATGCTAAGCTTGTAGAGTCTACCGTTGATGAGCAGGGCTTAGTAAGTGGTGTTGACTTATCTGCAATAAGAGATGATGGAGTATTCTATATCTCTCTAGCTCAACAGACTATAGCAACAACGTTTACTGTGTGTGCTAACACTGGTAAGAGGGATGACGAAGACTTTCAAGACTTTGGTACAGACTTCCCTACAGCTTATTTAGAGACTGGCTACGAATCACTAGCTAAGCCTAGTAACTCCAAGAGCGCTCCTTACGTATTCACACACTTTAATCAAACAGAAGAGAATTGGGTAGCAGATGGTAGTGGTGGATTTGAACACGATAAACAATCTGGCTGTCAACTAAGAGCACAATGGGATTGGAATAACACGTCTGCTAATGGTAGATTCGCTACTCCTCAACAAGCTTACAGATTTAGAAGAATAAACGTACCTACTACAGCTGAACCTTTTAACTCCGGTGAGACTGTGATATCTACTAAGAATAAAGTATTAGGGGGAGGTAAATCCTTATCCCTTAGGTTTGAACAAGAAGCTGGTAAAGATTTCCAACTCTTAGGATATACAATACAATGGTCTATAAAGGGGAGGATGTAATATGCCATTTGGAGTATTAGAAGTTATATCTGCTGTAGGCCTAGTATCTAGCCTATTCAGTGGTCGTAAGGCTCGTAAAGAAGGTAAGAGAGCTAAGAAGCTAGATGAAATGCGTGGTAGGTTGTCTTCTTCTAGACAGGCTATGGAGACTATTCGAGAGGCTCAGATAAAGAGAGCACAGATTACACAACAAGGTGCTAACCAAGGAGTTGAGGGTAGCTCAGCAGTAGCTGGAGCGGAAGGAGCAGTGCAGTCTCAAGCGGGTAGTAACATAGGGTTTGCCCAACAGTTATTTGGATTACAGCAGTCAGCAAGAAGACTCAGGGAGAGTGCAGGTGCTTTACAAATGAAGTCTGCAATTGGCTCACAGGTAGTTAACTTTGCAGTCAACAGTGACTTATTTGACTCTACTCCTGCTCCTGCTCCTGTTGCATCAACATCAGCTAAAGCTCCTATAGGGCCTCCTAGATGACAGAACAAGTAATAGATAGTGGTTTCCAACTACCTCCTTCAGATGAGCCTAAAGGTATGCCTGAGGATAAAGCTAGAGACTATGCCTTCCAATTCGCTATGGTAGAGGGTGGACCTAACGCTGCTTCTTTGATTAAACAGCAACAAGACCTAGTTATGGCTGGTAGGGCAGAAACTCAGAGAGAGGTCGTTAGAAGTAACAAGGCTTTCCAAGAAGGAAGTCAACTAGTTGCTGATACCACTACAGCCTTCCAGAGCCTAGGAGGAACAATAGAAGAGCTTAATGCATTCCAAGAAGCAGATAGAGCTATTAAAGAAGAGGCTTTAGAACAGAAGGTAATTAAACAATTTAAGAATACAGATGCAGTTACTAACAAGATACTTAACGAGAGAATGGATGCTGTAGAAGTAGACGACCTTAGGTTAGCTAATGAGTTAGCTTTCCACAATATAAATCTAGAGATACAATCTGAAGCAGATAGCTTCTTAGGGAACCTAGCAGACCTCTTTGAGAGCTTAGGTCCTGCACAGATAGATGAGATGATATCCTCTCCAGCTTCTACTACTCTACTTAAAGAGTTACAGGCTGATATGTCTGATATGAGTACTGAGTCTTTTAGAATTAAGTGGAAGGATAAGTTCCAAGCTCTTAAAGAAGAAAAGCACTTCGATAACCCAGATAGAGTAATAGCTGAGTTTGCTATGCTTAACAGGGGAAGCCTTAACGGCGCTCAGGCTAACAATGCTTTTAGGTTAATAGAGGGAGTTACTACTATAGGTACAGGGTCTCTATTTAAAGTAGGTAAGTACTTAAGTAATAGAGCTATAATGAATAAGTCTCTAAGCCAGTCTCTCACATCAGCACCTGTTAAAGGCCCAAGTACTGGAGTACCTATAACCACTCTGGATACCCTACGTGCTAAGTTACCTAAGGAGATAAAAGGTACTACAACTTTAGACATACCTAAAGGGCCCACCCCTCCTCTTCAGTCTCCATTGCCTTTTATAAGAGGGAGTAAGGTAACACTTGATCCTGTTAGTGAAGCAGTTAACAACGTTATTAAGAAGAGATCTTACGTAGGGGATGTAATGGTAAGGTCAGGAGGCTCTAATGGAGTAGCTGATGATATAGCTAAATCCTTAGTTAACCCTACTGCACATAGTTTACTAACAGCAGAAGAGCAAGTAGGGTATGCCCTTATGGGTTCTACCCCAGCAGAGACTCTTAACTCTGTACCAGCATTGGTACGTAAGGCATTAGAGAAACAAGATAGAATGTTATCTAATACAACTGACTTAGCTATAGACTCTGCAAGTAATGTACTTACTGGTAAGAGCCTTACTGCTAAGGTAGAAGAAGAGATATCCTCTCAGTTCACAGGAGGGTCTGTAATCAATGTTTCTTATAAGCATAATGATCAAGGTATACTAGAAGGTTTAGTAGCTCACGTAGGAGCAGAGAGTGGTTCTCCATTCGCTACTAAGAGCATAGCTGAACAGTGGTTAAAGGATACTAAGTTAAAAGGAGATGTATTCCAATCAGAGACAGGTGGTTACTTAGTTAATGTATCTAGGAAAGCTGAGGGTATATCTGATGAGGTTATAGCTCACGCTAGGAATAGTGGATGGTTTAGATCTTTATTCTTCCAACCTTCTGACGTTATAGATGCAGATATACA